TCACACCCGAAGGGGTTAAACTTTAACGTAGATAGTACAGGAGAATGTACGATGAGCGATGTGTTTTCGCTATTTGATGAGGAAGTCGATGCCTCTAAGTTCGACAAAGTAGATGGTGAGAAGGGCAGTACATTGTCTACTCTTATCCGTCAGTCTATGGAGATTGATGAGAAGATTGCTGAAGCAGAGCAATACCTCAAGGATCTTAAATTCAAGAAACGCAAAGTAAACGAAGAAGACATCCCCAACCTGATGCAGGAAATGGGCATGGATTCTGTGACCGTTGATGGCAACAAGGTTGCCCTGCGGCAGTTTGTTCATGCGCGGATTGCTGACGACAAGAAAGACGAGGCGTTTACTTGGCTTCGTTCTATTGGTGAGGCAGACATCATCAAGAACGATGTGACTGTTTCGTTTAAGTCTGGTGAAGATAACATGGCAGGTGCGGTCATCGATGACCTTCGCAGTCAGGGTTTAGAACCAGCACAGAAAACCCATGTTCACCCGCAAACATTGAAGGCGTGGGTGAAGAACCGCATTGAAAGCGGACAGGAAATCGACTTTGATACCTTCGGGGTATTCGTCGGAACAGAAGCTACAATTAAGAGGAGCTAAAGATGGCTGAAGCAGTAGCAAAAAAAGAAAGCACAGCAGTTGCTAATATAATGGATGACCTGTACGAAGCAGCGGGTCAGGGCATGGAAACAATAACGCAAGAAGATATGCAGATTCCTTTCCTGCGTCTTCTTCAACCACTGTCACCACAGTTGAATAAGGCTGACTCAAGCTTTATCAAAGGCGCATCCGCTGGCGATATTTTCAACACAGTAACTAGTGACTTCTGGGATGGAGAAGAAGGCGTGAACGTGCTGATGTGTGCGTACACTACCAAGTTTCTTGAGTTTCAGTTGCGCGAAAGCGGTGGAGGTTTCATGGGTGAGATAAAAGCAAACGACCCAGACATCCGCAAGACTCAGCGCGTGGGTTCAAATGAGTTACTGCCAAACGGTAACGAACTTGTACGCTCCGCTCAGTTCCTTGTGCTTGCATACAACGAAGACGGCATGACAAGCCAGATGATCTGTGACATGAAGAAGACACAGATGAAGATTGCAAAGCAGTGGAACACCCGTCGCGCTGGCCTGAAGATTATGCACCCAAGCAAGGGTTTGTTTAATCCACCAATGTGGGCAGTGCCGTGGAAGCTGACCTCGACCCAGGAGTCCAACGACAAAGGTTCGTGGTTCAACTACCAAGTTCAGCAGCTAGAGATGGAGTCAGTACCGATGGCCGCGTTGCAAGAAGCAAAGCAACTGTACCTTAAATACCGCTCTGGAGAGATTAAAATGAGTACGGGCGAAGAGCCGCAACAGGAAACTGTTTCGACTGAAGACGCAGACGTACTGTTTTAACCAGTAGGGGGGCGGAGGTTTTTATCTCCTTTCTACTCCGCTCCCCACCCTCTTGCCCGGAGTGAGTTATGAACCAAGCTGAACGGTTCATGGCGGCGTTTGAAGGCTTCAGTGCCGCACATGGACAGACACAAATATCAGAGGAACGACGTGCCGGAAAGCAGAAGGCAAAGTCTTTCATCGTAAGGAAGCCACTAACATTGGAACTTATTGTCGCACACCTAGAAGGTAAGGGCGGTGTGGGTTCTATACCTATCAACGAAAATAACAAGTGCAAGTTCGGTGCGCTTGACATTGACCAGTACCCATTAGACCTAGTTGCTCTTGACAAGAAGCTAAGAGACAACGATATACCATGTGTGGTCTGTCGCTCTAAATCTGGTGGCGCACATATCTTCTTTTTCTTTACAGAGTTTTTTAGTGCAGGTGTTTTCCGTGACAAAGCTACAGAGATTGCTGCCTATCTTGGATATGGTGGTTGTGAAATATTCCCAAAGCAAGAAGAGATTCTTGTCGAGCGTGGTGATGTTGGGAACTTTATTAACCTTCCGTACTTTGATGCGGAACAGACAATGCGTTACGCCATCAAAGAAGATGGTGATGAGGCAGACCTCACCGAATTTCTGGATCTAATTGAAGCCCGTAAGGTAACCCCAAAAGATTTCGAGAACCTGCAACTAGGCGAACCCGTTGACGAGTTCGACCAGTGGGCACCATGCCTTGCACATATGTTTAGTCAGGGCATACCTGAAGGCACACGTAACACCGTTATGTTTGCGGCGGCTGTTGGTGCAAAGAAAGAACAGCCCGACACATGGAAGCAACGGCTTGAGGAAATCAACAACAAGTTTGGCACACCGCCACTACCTGCCTCAGAGATTGTAACCATACAGTCGCAGCATGAGAAAAAAGAATACGGTTTTCCATGCGAACAAGAGCCTCTCAAATCCTTCTGCAACAAGGCTCTCTGCAAGACTAAGTCTTGCGGTATAGGTAGTCACGTCCAGCATGTAGAGATAACAGGTCTATGTGTGGTTAAGTCAGAGCCACCTGTTTGGTTCTGTGATGTAGGTGGTCAGCGCGTAGAGCTAACAACCGATGACCTGCAAACACCGCAGCGGTTCCAGAAAGCTTGCATGGAACAGATACATATCATGCCGCCCATGATGAAGATTGCTGACTGGCAACAGGTAGTGTCTTTGCTAATGGAAGACATGAGCGAGATAGATGTGCCGGAAGAACTGACATATAAAGGCCAGTTCATGGACTTGTTAGAAGCATTCTGTGACGGCAGGGTACAGGCACAGTCCGCAGAAGAACTGTCTTTGGGTAAGCCATACACTGACGAAGAGGAAGGTGTTACGTACTTCAAGCTGGAAGCTTTGCTGAAGTTTCTGCGTAACCAGAAGTTTGATAGCTATAGCCGTGGTCAGATACAGGAGCGACTAAAAGAACTGAACGGGAATAATATGGCGAACGGCAAAAAATATTTTGACACCACCAACGGACAGCAAAAACAATTACGGGTTTGGTGGGTCCCAGCTTTCAATACCGAGGTCCAAGTACCGAGTATCGAGGTTGAAAGTGAGGTGCCGTTCTAATGCAGACCACAATCTTCGGGCCTCCAGGTACGGGCAAAACAACAAAGTTAATCTCTATCGTAAAGCAAGAGCTTGAGAATGGTACAAGACCAGAGGACATAGCCTTTGTATCGTTCAGCCGCAAGGCAGCGGAAGAAGCACGAGACCGTGCCGCTTCTGCATTAAACATGGGTGCAGACCAGATGGTTTGGTTTAGAACACTGCACTCACTAGCATTTCAATGCTTGGGGTTAAGCACTAACCAAGTGTTGAAAGGGGCTGACTTCACGCAACTCGGTCGTTTGTTAGGGTTAGAGTTTAGCTCCAACTCTTCCCTGACAATGGCAGATGGGCAACTCTTTTCTCCGGGCAAGAGTGGGGATGCTTATCTGTCCATGATTCAAATGGCACGGGTTCGTGGGGTCAGCCTCGAACAACAATTCAACGACGCCAACAACAGGAGTTTATATTACCAGCAACTAAAAATAGTTGCAGAGGTGGTGGAGTCTTACAAGAAAGACACGGGCAAGCTTGACTTTGTTGACATGATCGAACGCTTCATAGCCGAGGGTCAAGGTCCGAGGTTGGAGGTTCTGATTGTCGATGAGGCACAGGACTTGGCTCCGATACAGTGGCGCATGGTGCATGAGGTTCTCAAGCCCAGAGCAAACCGCATCTATTTTGCAGGGGATGATGACCAGTGCATTTATTCTTGGATGGGTGTAGAGGTCAGGGATTTCTTGAACGCATCGGATAACAAGATGGTGTTGGACAAGTCATATCGTCTTCCTAGAAACGTCTATAACATTGCGGATTCTCTTATAAAACAAGTAGTTGTGAGGCAAGAAAAAGTCTGGTCACCTGTCGAAGAAGCTGGTCATGTAGTCTGGCATCGTGATATCATGGATGTGGACCTAACCAGAGGCGAGTGGCTAATCCTTGCTAGAACAAATTACATTGCCAACAAGATATCAACAGAACTTAAAGAACAGGGCTATCTGTTCTGGCGTGAAGGTTCTGGTTGGTCCATTTCCCCTAATGTACTAACTGGAATCGAGGTTTGGTTAAGGCTATGCAAAAATCAGAGACTTTCCGCGAAGGAGTTGAAGACGTTATCTACCTTATTGAAGTCGGATATCGTGACAAAATCTGGAAGGAAGAAGCTAGCCACCCTCGACAGCGAAACAACTTACACTCTCGACGACGTAAAAGAGAACTTTTCTACGAGCGTCTCCGCCGAGTCACCATGGCACAGTGTGCTGAAAGTTTCGGAGAGGGAGAGAATATACATTACATCTGTCCGCAGGATGGGGGAGAAGATACTGACGGACAAGCCGAGGATCAAGATATCGACGATCCACAAGGCCAAAGGTGGCGAAGCGGATAATGTCGCGCTTCTTTTAGATTCTTCCAGAGCATGTGCTGAAAGCCCTGATCAGGACGGCGAAGTTCGCACGTTCTACGTGGGGTTAACTCGTGCCAAAAAAGCATTACACCTAATCGAATCACACTCACAATATGGATTTAAGCTATGAAAGATAGAAAGTATTTTTTAGACACAGCCGAAGGATTAATCAACGGACCGAGGGCCAAGGAGTACGGTCCGGCAAAGCTGAACCATCACCGTATAGCAGAGATTTGGAACATTCTACTGGCAAAGAAGCTGACGTGTGACATTACGCCAGAAGATGTGGTGGCATGTATGGTTGGTCTTAAGCTGGCACGGCTAGCTGAAGACATTAGCAAGGATGATTCGTGGATAGACATCATAGGTTACGCAGCCTTGGGGGGAGAAATAGTAAATGATGAAAGCTGATGGCTTTGATGACGCGATTATGGGCGTCACGGTAGCACAGTGGTCTGACAACCAGAACGTGCTTGTGTATTCTGTGGACAGATGTTTGCAGTTGTTAATCGATCAAGGCATGGATCCAGATGAAGCATGGGAATACTTTGACTATAACGTGCTTGGGGCTTATGTGGGAAAGTTTACACCGTTGTTTGTGTATGAAGAATGGGAGCAATTTATAGATGAGTGAGGGCTATCAAATGGACATACTCGATTTAGACATGCAGGACGCTGCCATTCAGGGTACAGAGAAGCAATGGACACCACCTTCTTCCTTTCCCGACCTGACAGGGTGCGACAGGATTGCAATTGACCTTGAGACAAGAGACCCAAACATAAAAAGTTTAGGGCCAGGCTGGTGCAGAGATGATGGCTACATCATTGGCGTGGCCGTGTCTGCCGGGGATTTTGTAGGATACTTTCCTATCCGTCACGAGTCAGGTGAGAACTTCTCAGAGAAGAAGGTATTCGCTTGGCTGAAGAAGCAGATGGAAACACCTAACATTGAAAAGGTCATGCACAATGCAATGTATGATTTAGGGTGGCTACGCTGGGCAGGCATAGAAGTGCAAGGCAAGATTATCGACACCATGATTGCCGCCCCTCTGCTCAATGAGAACAGGCTGTACTACAATCTCGACTCGCTGGCACGGGAATATCTTGGCGAACGCAAGGACGAGAAGGTACTGAAAGCAGCGGCCAATGCCTTTGGTGTTGACCCCAAGGGCGGTATGTGGCGTCTACCTTCACACTTTGTTGGGCCATATGCGGAACAGGATGCGGCTGTCACTCTGCGCCTTTGGGACAGGCTACGTGCCGACATCATTCAGGACGAATGCACAGGTATCTTCGAGCTAGAGACAAGCCTGTTGCCAGTGCTCTTGGATATGAAATCCCGTGGTGTACGAGTTGACATCGACAAAGCAGAGCAAGTGCAGAAGGAACTGAAAAGCAGAGAGAATAGTTTACTTGCCGAAATAAAGGATCTCACCCAAGTCAATGTTGAGCCGTGGGTCGCCACATCTATAGCAAAGGCGTTCGATGCCGTCGGTCTCTCGTACCAAAGGACAGAGAACACGGATGCTCCTTCCTTTACAAAACAGTTTCTTGCGAACCATGAGCACCCACTGGCGCAGAAGATTGTACGCTTGCGTGAATTTAACAAAGCCAATACGACATTTATTGAGACAATTCTTGAGCACTCGCATAATGGTAGAATACATTGTGACTTTAACCCTCTTAGGTCAGATGATGGCGGCACGGTAACAGGCAGGTTCTCTTCAAGCAACCCCAACCTCCAGCAAATTCCCGCCCGTGATCCAGAGATTAAAGCAATGATACGCGGCTTGTTTATTCCTGAAGAGGGGTGCAAGTGGGGTTCGTTTGATTATGCCTCACAAGAACCACGCTGGCTTGCCCACTATTGTTCTACACTAAAAGGTGCAAACCGTCACCCACAGATTGATGATGTGGTTGCGATGTACCACGCTGGCAACGCTGACTTCCATCAGATGGTGGCGGATATAGCTGGGATTAGCCGGAAGCAAGCTAAGACAGTTAACCTTGGCATTATGTATGGCATGGGTCGGGGTAAGCTGGCTGGTGTGATGGATATCACAGAGGATGAAGCCAAAGAATTGTTGAGTCAGTACCACGACAAAGTTCCTTTTGTGAAAGGCATCGCCGACATGACTACTCGACGGGCAGAAGATGTGGGTCATATTCGCACATGGCTGGGTCGTAAGTGCCGCTTTGATATGTGGCAGCCCAAGTCATACGGGTTCCATAAGCCCATGCCTCTGGAGGCAGCGGCCAAGGAATATGGTGGGAGAGCCGCAATCAAACGTGCCTTTACATACAAGGCACTAAACAGATTGATCCAAGGTTCAAGTGCCGACCAGACTAAGAAAGCGATGGTGGATTGTTACTCAGAGGGACTGCTGCCGATGCTGACAGTCCATGACGAACTGTGCTTCAACATAGAATCACAGCAACAAGCCGACCGCATCACTGAAATCATGACAACCTGTGTGCCAAACCTTAACATTCCGTTCGAGGTGGACGCCGCAATCGTCGATAACTGGGGTGAGGTGGAATAAACTTTGATTCTCAGCGACCTGAAGGTACTATGACACGGCCATCTTTACTCAGGTCGACGAGAATGCAAATTAAAATGTAAGTAAATCAGTTACTTACAGAAAGGAGAAAACCATGTTTACTGCCATATTACTTGCCTGTTTTGTGTACAGCACGGACAAGTGCGTACAAATCATCGACACACGTGGCCCTTATGCCTCTGAAACCCGGTGCGTTGCGCGTTTGAAGGAGATGAAGGAGGATAGTTTGGTGATGATAAAGAAGAACAACCTTGACCTAAAGATTGTCGGTGGCAAATGTAAGCATGATGGAAGCATATAGAAAAAGGAAGGGACTTGCCCTTCCTTGTATAAGACCCCTTACCTTTGCGGGGCTTGACTATTTTGAGCCTGAATCGTCGTAGCTTCAGGCTTTTTGCGACTGGGTTTTTGGTTCGCATGACGTTTCTCCCTGACAGCAGTCATAGATTACTTGGTCACAAGTAACACATTGTTCGTGCCCATGCACGAAAACTGTTTTAAGCGGTTCGCTACAGCGCGGACAGCGACGGCAGTGTTCTTTAATTTCCTTCGTCATCAGCCAATGCCCTCATCCTTGCTACCAAACGACGTGCCCGGTTCGGCACCTGTGTGTACCACCTCGAATCGACCATAGCATCGGCGGCTGACCCCCATGACCTTTCGTCTACGGCAGCCTTCATGTCCTTGAATTTAGAAAGGCGTGGGTAGCCAAGGTTAAACATCATGTTTGCAATTATAAGCTGGCACTCTTCTGGCAGGTCGTTCCAATCTTCATAAAGTCTATGGCAATCATCCAGCGTCACGGCGATGTCAAGCTTAAACACATTGTCAACTCTTTCCTGCTCGATGACAGTGCCGACAGGCATACCGTATTCCTTGTCGTCCTTACGAATCAGGTGACCGATTCCGAAGGTGGGCAAATTTAGGTGGTCCAAATATATCTCGTACTTGCAGCCCTCGTCAGAAGCAAGCTCCTGCCGTAGCTGATCTATCGTTGTAGATTTCATTGCGTCCTCTGAAATATCTGTAGGTTCTTAAGTGCATCCAAGCCACTACCCAAGAGAGGCAACACACCTGCGGCATCTTGTGGCTGGGAAGAAGGTGCGGGAGCCGACTGTGGGGCAGGTGCGGCTCCCGCTTGCGCTGGCACCGTGGAGGAGGGCAGTGCCGCAGCAGACTGTTCTGTGGGTTGAGGGACAAAGGTCCGAGTTTCAAGGTCCTCGGACACTGGCTCTGGCTCTGGTTGTGCACCAAGCTTTATTTTTTTAAACTCTCTTCTGAGTTCATTAATTTCGGACATCGGAAGTTTGTTCCCGTTAGCACGAACACGTTTTTTAACCGTCGATGCTGGTGCTAATGGAACGAACCTCCCTCTCATCAGAGACCCGACATCTCCCACACCATTCTTTTTTAACGCACGTCTAATCTCTATGTCTTTCATTCCTGACTTACGCATGTTTTCAATCGTTCTGTACATTTCTTCCATCACTCTAAGCCGCGCTTTATTTGCGTCAATATAAGCGTCTATTGCGTTCTCAGGGTCTAACGTGCTTTTTGTGGTTACGGAACTGTTGAAAATTTGAGCCGCGCTTTGAATGGATCTACCGTACTCCCATCCACGATACATTAAAACATTCTCCGGCTTCACTTCTGTTTCAGTCACACCAGTCAATGCTCTAAATATTTCTTGTGCTATTTTTCTTTGATTCCCTGAAGAAGGGTCGGTTGTGTTTTCTGCAAAAGCTCTGGACAGTCTTCCTAATTCAATGCCGGGCTGCTGAGTTTCTTTCCTTTGCGCTTTTACATCCGCGAATAATTTCACCCCGCCAGGAACAAAAGCCCCTGTGATATGTGTCATGCTCTTGTAGATTTTATCTCCGGGAGTTTCTACGTCGCTGTCGTTACGATAAACTTTAGCCCCTGTCTTAGTGACGCCGTTACGGACAGTGACATCGAGCAATCTTTCAGTAAGGATAGACTCGCCAGCAAACGGCTCAAACATTTCTTGAACCGCCCCCAACACCGCATCCGTTGCAATCTTGTTGGTGTCAGAACCCATGTCCTGCCCTTTGCTTACAGCATTAAGTATGGCTCTAGCAGGTTTTGATAAGTACGAATATGGGTTAGTGTAACTGTAGTTAACATAGCCTGTTATTGTGTTCTTGCCATCAGGTCCTGCCTTTGTGCTGGTTGGTAGCAAGATGGAGTTTTTCTCCCATGGTGCACCGTTTTCACGAATAGCATCTATCTGTTCCTGTGTGGTACCTGTCAAGTCAAGTGCCATTTTTTGCATGGCTGTTGGCACAACCATTGTTGTGGTAGTGAAACCCATAAGCCTGCGCATTCCAATCTCACGAATTTTTGGATTCGTGCTAGCAAGCTCATCAAGAGCTTGCTTTATTGTATTAGCACTGGTTCGTAAAATTTCTGCGGGAAACGCAATAAAGTTCCCGACAGGAAGTTTACGAAGACCTTTAATAAACTCTGGCACACGTTCGTAGTTAGGAACAAGGTTCTTAACAAGGTTAGCAGCGTATTGATCTACGGCCTGTGCAGCAGCTTTGTTTGCAGAGACGCCATTATCAGCAGCTTGGCGCATGAGAGTAACAAACTCATCATCCCCAAGAACCGCTCTAGCAGCTTGATTTACGTTTCCATTGAACGCCGACAGTACTTTGTTTTTTTCAAACTCAAAGTTATATACCTTCCAAACATCATCCCCACCTTGATATAGGTCTCTCATTCTTTTGTTGACGCTTGAAACAAACATGCCTGCTTTGCCTCGCAGATATTTGTCACTGAGCCTGCCAGAACTAGGTACCCCAAGGGTGTCTTCTGTGGCTCCTCTTGTAGTGCCGTAGCCCATAGATATTAGATTATCTATCTCTCTAAGCTGAGACTGCGTACCGACTACGCCCATTCTTTGAAGGTTTCTAAAGTAGTTTTCTTTGTCAGGGCGTTTGACAATAACTTTCCAAACAATGCCGATAGAGTCAAATAAGTTCGCACCTGTTCCTACGTTACCTTGAGCTAAAGCAAAAAGACTAGACGAGGTAAAGTTTCTAATTTGAGTGATGGGTGAAAGAACGGTAGCACCGTATTGTGTTATACCCTTACCTCTTAAAAACATAGAATAAGAAGCTCTCATGACCTGACTAAAGTCTCTAGTGTTTGCTTTAGTCTGCATGGTCAAGTCTTTGTACACATTTTTCTTTGCGTACACAGCATCCTTCAAAGAACCAAACCCCTCTCCAAGTTGTTCGTATTCGTCTTGTACAGCACGAGGAAGTCTTGTATAGGCGTCCTGAGATACAAACATACCAGAAGCGTCATCTACTAAGTTTTGGTTGATAAATTTGTAAAACCTATCGGTGGCTACAAATTCAGCCATGTCTGCAATCGTTGTGGTCATCGCTTCTATTGGGTCTTTCACTTCACCCATCAACCTACGAAGCATTTCATTGTTGGCTTGCCTGCTTCTAAATAAACCTGTGCGCAATCTATTTGCTGCAACCGTCTTAGACTCTGCCGACCCTGAAGTCTTAAGTCTTCTCCCGCTATATTGACTAACAAAGTCATCTACAAGACGAGTTGCTGCGTCACGAGTTAATACTTCTCTACCACCTTCAACAAGTACATCTTCCCCGTCTCGAAGACGAGAGGTACCACCAGACATTTCTGTGTCTATGTTTCTTGCCGCGTTCGGATTGTTGATAAAATATTCGATAGCTTCTTCTCGGTTCTGATTAAATGCCTCAGAACCGATATAGTTTTTATCTTCAAAAATTTTATATCTGCGTCGCAGATATGACCCTATGTTTTCTTGTATAGCAAGAACGGCGTCAGCTTCTTGTCCTGTAAGGTCGGGGCGGGACAAATAGTCAGAACCTTCTATTTGTTTAGACAAGCGGTCTATCTGCACCCTTGCCTTACGAGCGGCAGCTTGCATTTCTGGTGGAAGTAACTTTAATGGAGGCACCCCGGCAGCTTCCGCACGAGCAATGAAGTCAGGGTCTTTCGTTAGGTAGTTGTAAAACTCATTAAGTATTTCCTGCCTAGTTACAGGAGAAGCGTTTTCAAGCCCATCTTCGGCTTGCTTCAAGGCATCATCAATGCCTTCTTCTAGTTGCAGTATTGTTCTGGAAACCTGTCCAAGTTCTGCGTCAACTTCCCCTCGTATTCTACTTCTAGCTTCAGCAGCCTCTTGTGAAAGATTTCCACGAAAACGAAAAGAAGCCAAAATGCCATCGAGCAAAGGATGTTCTTCTGCTAATTTTTGAACATTGCTACTAAGAAATGTGCCTGCTTTCAAAGCAGCCTTGGCAACAGGTGCGGTTACAGGTGCGGTTACCTTTACCGCTCCCTTACCTGCGTACCCAA